CACCATCAACATAAACATTCAATACATCAGAAAGAATTTGATTATTTCCATCTTGCAATTCAACCCCAGAACTGGTAGATTTTTTTATTTTTCTTATCAGATCATAATCTTTTAGAGAATTTTCGTCAAATCCATCAACACCAAATAATGTTACAGTTTTTGTAGAAGAATCTATTGCATTTACAACAGCGTTAGAAAATACTGCAACAGATTGATTTCTCTCTAAAATATCAACAGTATCACCCTCTTTCAAACTTGATTTATCAATTTCTGTAGTTAATACAAAATTTGGTCCATTAATACTTTTTATTGGGAATCTACAGGATGTATTGTATATCCAAGAATTAGCAAATATCTGTTTATATGAATATCCTGTCTGTGGATTTAATATTAATTCACCAACATTTTTAACATATACATTTTCACCTTCATCAGATAATGAAATATCTGAAACTGGCACAAACTTAGAAAGAACACCAGTAATACGCAATTCTACCTTTTTATTAGTATCTCCATGCTCATATCCAAATATGACCTCATCTGATCTTAAATCAGCACCCATAGGGATATCATCACTATTACCAGTGCATCCAAGGAATTGATTAATAGTCTTTGAAGTATAGGAAATAGTATTTTTACCAGATAAAACTGTTCCAGTATTTCCAAAACCAACTGTAGAGTCAACTGTAATAATAGGTGAATTTGCTTCTGTTATCTCTAAAACTTTAGTTTTACCAGGAACTGTAAATATTCCTTCAATTAAATCTCTATCATTAAATCCAATAAACAAAGAAAGTTTATAATATACTTTGTTTTCTCTTGTTAATATCTCAACTTCTGAAACCGAAGCATTTGTTCTTAAATCAGTAGATTTAAAAATAGTTTGTCCTACCAAATTTGTTGGATCACCACTAATAGGATCAGCAATTACAACCTCTCTACGAATGAACTCCGCATCAGAAGGTTTAATTAAACGCTCTTCTAAGTCTAATATCTTAGATTCTACACCATAAAGAACTTTAAATAATATTTTTATAGATTCTTCAACACCTTTTGATTGGTAAAAAGTTCTTGCATGTTTAATGAAGTTACCAACATCAAGATCTGGAGTGAAATCATTATCTTCCAAACCAGGTAGAAATGTTCTTTTTAACTTTTTATAGAACTCTTGAATAAAAAGAACACTTAAATTAGTAACTGATTGTGAACCTACAACGTCTGCAGTATGATTTGTAGCAACTGTATTCTCAAAAACCAGACTTTCCTTGTTAACATCATTGATAAATGATGAAATACCTACATTATAACCAGTAATACCACTAAATCCACGAACACATCCCGTAAATGAGGTATCAGTCTTACCAGTATACGTAATAATTTCACTATCAATCTTTAAAAGACCATATTCAGCAGGATATCCCTTTGTTGAAGAAACTTCAATAGTGGTATCTGTAGTAGTAATGTCTGCTGAAAGAGTAGTAACACCAACTACAACCTCTGGAACTAAGTTATCAACCTTGATATATTGATCAAAGTTGCTAATTAAGTCAGAAGGAGCACCCTGTGCCTCTTGAGAAATATAATACTGTTTAAAAAATTCAGTTGCCTTGGGAAAATCACTAATTAAAAACTCAGGTAACTGACTTTCAATTATTTTATTGACTTTTACCCTATTATCAACATTTAACATACTTTATTCCCTTTCCAGTTTCCCATTTGAATAACTTGAAGTATAGTAGTCTCTAGAGAACACAACGCCTGATACATCTTCGCCCGAAGCAATTACGTCCTTAACCATATTTATCTTAGTATTTGAAACATCAAAACTTAGATATAAATCCTTTAGTCCAATAACATCATTTGAATCTGGAAACGCCTGTATCTCAATTATATCATTATCGGCGTTTGTTTCTGTTATGTTAATAGTATTTAATAGTATTTCACCTTTGGCATAATCAACCATTCCAACCGATTTTACTATAACTCGTAGTTCATTCTTATTATCTCGTGAAATAGCACTTAATACTCCTTTATTACTACCATCAAGACTACCATTTGCGTTTTTATTGGGGACATCAGTGAAGAAAACAGTGCTATCCGAACCAGAAACCTTAAATCCAGTGCTCTTAATGTTATATCCTTCAGGATTGATATGGAATTTATTACCAAAACATAATTCATACTGTGCAAATTGATTTATTAGCACTTTCATGTCTCTTCTAATCTTAACTTTAGTAATATTAGAGGTAATTGCAGAATCAACTCTATCAATCAGTTGAAGTGCCTTACTATACTTAAATCTACCACCAAACTTGTTAATATCAATATTTCTAGAATAATCTGTTAAAGCGTTTGTAATTCTTGATTTTAACTTATTTGAACTAGATACCTGAGCAGAATTATAATAGATTGTGCTGTCTAACTCAACGTAAAGAACCTTCAGATCAATGATATCTGCGTTAATACCTGCAATTGCATAACTTTTAAGATTGTTTTTTATTTGCTGTTTATCAAAATCTGATACATAAGTTCCATTTTTAGGTTTTATACTAATCTGAACCTTACCAAATTGAGGTGGATCCAATTCTTCACCTCCAACAACAGCAACTGACTCTGTTCTAGGGTAAATTGACTGTATGATTGCTTCATAATCCCTTCCTGTAACTGCTCTATATTGTGCTGAATACAGTCTAGGTGCGAAATACTTAATAGAGGACAGATCTTCCTTTTCAGCACCGTTAGAAGCGTTCTCAACAGTGGTTATTGTGATGCCAGAATCAGGAATAACCGTTAATGAAGAGGGGTCAATGGGGTCAAGATCAGTAAAAACACCAGCAAAATCGAAATTTCCTGTTGTATTTGCCCTACCACCTGCTCCATTACCCTCTTCACCATCAGTAATGATGTATCTAACGGTGACAACTGATCCATTTTCCAGTTTTTTGCCAAAAAATCCATCTCCAAACAGAATTTCATACTTTTCATCCTGTACTTCTTGTATAAAGAAGATTTCAGAGTTCTTATCGATGTTTAAAATGTTGTCTATCATCTTAAACTCTCTTCCAATACCCGTATCTGAGGGTCCAGAAACATAAACTTTGATGGTACTGGCATCAATATCGCTATTTGAGAGAATATATCTCTGATCTTGTGAATTATTGATCTGAAATTGCTTTTCTAACAGTGTTCCTTGTAAAACTTCGATATTTGTAAAGGATGATACACCATTATTGAGTGATGATGTGTAAGTTTCAAGGGTTGAAAACCTAAATGTAGTGTCATTTGCCTCTCCTACACACACTAAACCTGGTTTTAGGTAGAGTCTAGGAGCAGAATTGGCACTTTGAACATCAAATGATACAATTGCCCTTGCAGCAGTCTTTGAACGGGGCACATAACCGATATTACGGGCAAGAGAAACCACATTTTCTCGTATAACTGCAGAGTCTAGGAAGGTTTCGTTGGCAACTAGGTTGGCATTGAACGCATTAATGTAGGTATTGTAGGCAAGTGTATCAATAAGAATGCTAAAATTCGATCCTTCAAAGTCAAAATCGGAAAAATTACTATTTGAACGAAGATAATCTCTTATCTGAGCCTTAATTTCGTTAAAATCTAAATTGGCAAACTGAGTAAATGGCATATGATTATCTGGTTGGTTCTAATAGAAAGGTAAATGACTGAGTTGGTGCTTGTAATCCTACAATATCAAATACAACATTCACATTGAAAGCATTCATGTCAGGATATGGATCTAATTCAACTCTTAAATTAGCAACTCGTGGTTCATATCGCATTACTGTCTCATTGATTTGATCTTCAATCACCATTGGAAGTGTTGGTGTAAAATTATCAAACAAACTTGCACGAATATCAGTTCCAATTTCAGTATTAAAAAATCTTTCAGATGGAATTGTTTCAACTAAATTTCTTACTGATCTTACAATTGCACGTTCATTCTTCAATACAGGCAGGTCTTTTGTCACAGGATGTGGTTCAAAAGCAAAACTAATATCTTTAAATGATCTGGATTTTCGTGTGACTGCCATCGAAAGGAGAATATTTATTAGTATTTACATCTTTTATTTATGACAGAAACCAGACATTAAAAAACCCCCTTTCGGGGGCAGTAGTTATCGACCTTGTCCTCTA